TTTGTGATTGCTTGTTCGCCAATGTTTGCGAATGAAGGCCAGAAGTAGTCGAATTTATCGAATTTACTGAAGTGTTTAGGGATACCATTTTGATAAGCTGATTTAGGCATGATTGACATAATACCAATGATATAGCCATGTTCTTCGCATTTATATGATAAGTATTTTGATGATCCAACGGATACTCCGTGTCCAGCCATGTTGGCTTGTGGTGTTAAGTCTGTTCCTGTAGGGGTAGTGCCGGGATTAGAGGTTTGCAGTACTTCACTGATTTGAACAGGAGTCGCGCTACCCCCAAGGAATTCGGGTCTTTGCAATCTAGCGTCTGATGATTGTACTCCAAAGTGTGCCATGATAACCTCTATATATCTAGCTCCTCCTCTTGCGTTTCTTTCTAGCCATTCTTGTAGTCTGAAGGCTCTTCTTAATTCGTTGATTGATGCAGCAGTGGCGCCTGATAAGTTTACAGATAATGAATCGGTATTATCCCAGAATATTTGATCATCTGGGGGGTTTAAGGGTGAATATATAACGCCTGTTCCATTTGTTTCTATATTTTGAGTATTAGTATCAAAATTATTTAAAGTAGAACCGTCTAAGTTTCTTAATTTATTTGATCCTCCGTCTATCCATGATATAGGGGCAGTGGTTCCTAGTGGTAATGTTGCCTCTGGGCCTCTTTGTGTCCAAGGAAGTGCAGATGTGAAATAGTCATGTTGCCATGCTCTTTTTTGGATTTCCATTAATCCAATTGTAGGATTTGTACCGTCTATTAAGGTGTCGTTAAGTTTTGTTGTTATTAGATTTTCGTCTCTGTAGTAATCGTTATAGATTTTATTGTATGCAGCAGATGGGAATGCTGATACTTTTGTTGTTGACCATACTGTATCTACAGGTGTTGTAGAAGGTGCGACAGGTGCTTGAGATGAAGGTAAGCCTAAGTAGTCTAATAGTCCACCAGTATTTACTTGAGAAGTTATAGGTGTTATAGTTGGGAATGTAGTTGCGTCTCCAGGGTATAGTCCGTCTTCGCCTCCAGTGATAAAGTTTTCCCAGTTTGACCATAGTATTCTATTTGGTACGAAGAAGAAGTGACAGTATACTGATGATTGATGCATGACGGGTGCTAGTAGTGGTGCGAATCTTAGCATGTTTGATGCTTTTATGTTAAATGAGTCTCCAGGTACGCATTCTAGTACGCATGTTGGTATTAGTTCTCCCATTTTTGCTGAGAATTTTCTATCGTGTGATAGGTCGAAAGTGTTGTGTTGTGGTCGTGGCATTGCCACTTTTGAAAATATAGACATAGTTTTATTATTTATAGATTAGTTTTTTTTGGTGATTTTTTTAAGAATCCTGGGAATGCTTGTCCTAGGTTTTTTAGTAGTTGGGAACCACCAATAGATAGTACGATTGTTCTTGCTTTCCATAGATCGTCTGGATTATTTAGATTAAGTCCAAGAATTTTTTGGAAGATTGTTCCTATTGTATTTCCTGGTACATAGCCGTCTTTAGCTAAGTCTGTTTGTACTTGTTGTAGTTCTACTTTTAGTTCTGTTAATTCTGCTGATTTAGTTATTTGTTTTATTTGAGACTCTTTTGTAGCATTTTGAATATCTAGTTTTACTTTAGCCATTCCAGCTTCTGATTCTGCTTGTGATATTTGAGATGATAGTAGGCCTTTTAGTTTAGCAGTTTCTGCTCCATATTTTGTAGCGCCAGCGATTTGATTTATTGCTTGAGCTTCCATAAGTTTTTTTTGTTGAGTTCCAACAATAGATTGAATAGCTGATGGTACGGGATTACCGATAGAGTAGGGGGCGGCTTTTGATGCTGAGGGTGCAGCACCAGATGAACCTGTTGCTCCTGCTACTGATTGTCCGTAGATTAAGTTAGGATTTAGTCCAGCTTCTTGAAGTCTTTTCATTTGTTCAAGAGGGTGATTGTATTTATTTTGCATTTGCCAGAATGCCATATTTTGTCTGTCAGCGTATTTTTGTCTTTTAAAGGATCCAGTGTTTCCTAGTATTGATGATCCTAAGGATCCGAGTGCACCGATGGCGCCTGCCCAAGGGAAAGCGCCTTTTAATGCTGTTTTACCAACTGTTCCTAAGATTTTGCCGAACATTGTTCCCATAGATTAAACTTTTTTAAGTTGTGTTGGTTTTCCAGCTGGTTCGAAATTGGTTTCGATTTCGGTGTTTTCTGCTTTTAATGTTTTTAACATTTTTTGAGTATCTTCGATAGTTATTTGAACGCCTGAGATTAGGTCTTCAAAGTTGATTAGTCTTAAACGTAGTAAGTCTAGTTGTTGATGACATGTTACGCAGTGTGTTAGAATTAAATTTTTGAGTTTGTTCTCGTAGTTTTTTTCTTGTTCTGTTTTAAAGTTTTTTGTGTTCATAGTACTGTTTTTTATTTGAACCATAATTTATATTATGATTACCTCTGTTAGTGTACTAATATATGATTTTTTCTTGACTTTTACAATAATGTGTCCTTTTTTTTTCGCTACGCTTAATTTTCGTCCAATATATTGTGTTTTGGTGTCAAGTAGCATTTACTTATCAAGTAAGGGTAAATGCTTGTGCTTTCAGCACAGTGTTGGCCAAAAAAAAACCCAAATGTTAAATTTGGGAATTTTTTGTGTCCTTTGTTTCAGTAGGGACGGGTTCTGATTGTTTTTCTAAAGCTTCTTCTTTTGCTTTAGCGTTTGCCTGATCGGCTTTTATTTGTGATTCTAGTTCTTTATGTTTATTAGCTAACATTTCTCTGTATTCGATCATATCTGTTAGATCATCGAAGCGAGGGATTTCTGTGTCGAAGTATTCTCCTTGTTTTTGAGAGGCTCCTAAAGGAAGTCCTCTTGAATGTTTATCGAGGAGGTTTCTTATTCCCATGTTTTGGTCTGGTACTGTAATTGATGAAGTATCAGGTAAGGGTTGTGGTGATCCACCATAGGATGGATTAAATTGTGTACGGATAATTCTTTTTCTTTTCATAATGTTTGTCTTTGTTTTTGTTTAATTTTCTGTTGATATATATACATTTCTAGATGTTCTAGTTTATCGTGTTCGTTAGTTATTCCTGGTATTCCATATTCTTCAATAAGTTGATTATGAATTTGCCATTCTTTTTGAATTGATTTTCGTTCTTGTTTAGTAAAGATTCCAAAGTATTTTCCTTTTACTTTTCTTTTTTCTTTATAGTATCTTGGCATAGAAATTAGTTTTCCGTCTTCTACGACGATACATGAAAGTTTTCTTTCTTTATAATATTTTACTATTTGAGGGGTTAGGTAGTTAGCACCTAGGCATTTTGACATAAGTGAGAACTCAGGTTCTATTTCTTCCCATTCGAGTCTTGCTTTTCTGTCTCTAGGGTCTTCGTCTATATATTTGTTCATGTAACCGACTACGTATCTTATACTTTTAAGTGTGCTTGTTCCTGTATCTACGCTTCCTAGTTGCCAGGTTTCATTTAAGATAGTTGGACTATTAATAATTGAGTGAGGTAGATTAAACATGATTACGTGATAATGAGGTCTTTTAGTGAAGTTGTCACCATATTCTCCACACATATAGTATTTTAGTTTATTAGTAGGACATTTTTTACGAAGTCTTTTCATAAATAGTTGAAAGTCACGTCTTTTTAATGTGAGTTTATTTTTCCAAGTTCTAGGTACGTGTTCGTCTGCGTATGTTAGTGTAAGAAAGCACGCAGATGTAGATATTTTTGCCTCTTGTTGTAATCGGAATGACCAGTGTCCGGATCTTTTTTTTAAGCATGGTATACATTTTCCACAGGGTACACCTATAAACATAGGTTGTCCTTTAATACCGAAGTATGGATTGTATAAATCGAATGGTGTAAAGCACTGCATGTGTTAGATTTTTATAGTCTAATACCTCCTCTTGCAACTCTGTAAGAATTATACTTTTTAGATTTTGACTTTTGCATTTTAAGTCGTTTTTTATAACCTTTAGTTTTTAACTTTTTGATTTTATAACCTTTAGATTTTTTTGATTTTTTATAAGCCATGATTTATTTATTAATTTAAATTGTTGGTGTTCCAAAGTAAGGCATAGGCCTTCTTGCTTTAATATTATTGTGTAAGTAGACATATAAGTTTTCTGTTTCTGGTGGGTCTAGTACAGCGAATACTCTGTCGATTTCTGATTCGTCCATTTCGATGAATGATTGATTAAGTGCAGGTCTTCCGGAGAAGTTTCTTCCCATGTGCCAGAAGTCTAATGATGTTCTGAATGTTCCATGTACTGAAGAAGGGATATATTTATATTCTGCATATCTTGGTGTGTAACCAAATGTTTCCATATTATTTCCGTCTGATTCTAACATGAATAGTTCTTGGTTTGTGATTGCTTGTTCGCCAATGTTTGCGAATGAAGGCCAGAAGTAGTCGAATTTATCGAATTTACTGAAGTGTTT